GGTGCAGGTGCAGGTGCAGGTGCATTTACAGGCGGAGTTCCGCTTTCCACAGGTTTAATATTAAACGGGTCGATGACTTCTGGCAAGTTACTTTTAGGGTTATTTGGATCAGTAACTACGGCATTTGGATCGGCAACGGGAGGTACTGCATTTACCGGTGTTGGAGGTACAATATTGGGAGTAGCTGTTGCAGCTCCTGGTGCTGTGTAAGCTGTGAAGCCTGCATCAGCTGCGTGCCATTTTAATGCTATGAATTTGCCAAATCTGTCGTGGCCATAATAAAGGTTGCGTTTCATTTTTCTATCCTCTCGGTTGTAGTTTGCGCTTAATTACGCGGGGTTGATGAATTGGTTGTCCTGTTCTACTTTTTCAAAAAAGCCTAGAATTTCATTCACATCTTGTTTTGCATATGCAAGCGGAATGTAAATTTTTGAAAGTTCCTCCGGCGTTTTTGATACGTCTATATTTGCCATTTTGAGTTCCAAATCGCGCAAAGCATTCCGCAGAATGCCGCAAAAAGGCTCGTGGCGTTTCTCAAGTACGAGCTGCATTATTTGCGTTTTTATGATTTCGTTTTCTTTCTCGTATATCTGATTTATATAAAGCATAAGTTACCTCTGGTTTATTGTGACTTGTTTTTGCAAATTATTGAGCGGGCATTCCTGCTGGCATTCCTGCGGGTGCATTTGCCGGAGTTCCGCCGTTCTGTTGTTGCTGTTGCTGCATAGCTTGTTGTAACAATTGGAATGCCATATCGCGTTGTTCTTTCGGCAATTTGTCAACTTCTGATTGGTACTTAAAGGCTGCCAAATCGAAGTTATCCCCGATTAATGTTGTGAGATAGTTCATCAAAGCAACAACATCTATTTGCTGACCGGCAATTTGCGATTGGAGAACTGAGTTTGTTAGTTGCAAAATTGTATCGGTTAAGATCAAACTGTCTAAACCGCGTAATCCGTCGCCAATGAGGAACATCATTTTTGTTTCACGGAAATCGGCAACTGCAATTTGCTGTTCTTCACCTTGATCTGTGATTATGGTTGTGTCCTTTTGATATTCAAAAATGTTGTACATCTGCATAAAGCGCACGGTTCCCATTGCTTGGGCTTCAATGATTTTTGCCGTTTTAAGATGCCGTCTGTTTACACCCTGAACGGTTGCAGCTGATTGATGCTTTGTTGCGCGCTGCAAATCTGTAACTTGTTTTAACTGATCAGTTGGCAAAATGTTTTGCATAATCCCAACGGCGTTTTCAACATCGCCCATCAACCTGTCAGTGTTTGGGGTGTCGTTTATTTGCAAAACCTTCTTGCGTATATCATCGAGGTTCTGCGCGGCCGTTGGATCCATTGCGAATTTGCCACTTATGAGGTCAGCATCGTCTTCGTTCAAAGAGGGGAATAATCCGCCATCGAAGAATGTCAAACCGTAGAGAGATTTCCTTGACGATTTTTGATGTATGTTGAATTGATGCGAAGCGAATCGTTGCATTGGAATTAGATGCTCAGGGAGTGACTTTGTTTGCAAACCAAAACCATCTTCCAAAGGTTGCGTTATTCCGCATGGCAGCAGGTCATGAGCGTTTGTTAGTCGTTGGGCACGCACAATTGTTTGGCCGTTTAGTACAGTGAAACGCCATATTTGAAATGAACTTTCGGCCGCAAGATTGTTTACTTTAATACCAAAATCACTGGGTACTATGCGCGCATAAATTGTCATTTCTTCAAGGGAGGTTTGTGTTGGCGAATACGTGCCAGCAGATAAAGTGTCAAACCAGAAATCTGCGCCAAAACTAGATGCACCTCCTTCCATGTGTCTGGCATATTTAGCAAGCACATTCAAACTTGGGCGCGGCTCGTAGAAGGAATTCTCCTTTAAGATTGATGGTATTACTGCATTTGGATCGTTAGGCTGAATTACATACGCTTCGGCGTTGAAAATTTCGCCATTTTGAACCATCCGCCTTATGCGAAAAGGTGTGACTGTCCGCAATGTGGCATAAAATTCGGCAAGAAACGGCGTGTCAACGATGCTGTCTAATGAGCCGTCGAAGAGCGTGTTGTAGGGGTCGAGTGCAGACATGGCATTTCCTTCCATGACAAGACCGCGCTCAACGGACACGCGCCGGTTTGCTTCCCCTTCGTTTGTAATTTTGTTTCCAAAACGCTGTTGCCATTCTATGCCCCATCCGGAGATATTGTAGCGAAGTGCGTAGAGAATGCCAAGAGCGAAATGGCGATAATGCCCGAAGTATTCGCCGTGTTCATTCATTAAAGTGGAGAAACCTTTTGCAATAGCTTGCTTATCCTTTGTTGCCATAGCTTGGTACATACCCTTATCAGGCGCTAGCATTTGCAGCATAATTGTGCTTGCCTCGTCCATCTGCGAAAAGATAAGTGGCAAAGAGGTGTCTGTTGGTTTGATGCCACGACCAGCGGCGTTGTCCCTTTCGCGTTGTTCGTCGCCTGCATCATGTTGCATAAAGCCGTAGATTTCCTTATCAACAAGTTTGAGTCTGTCAATGTAGGAATTGCGTAATGTCTTGCCTGACTGAGCAAGTTGCAAGAGGTACTTCAGCAATGTGTCATAACCAGTCGCAGAGACAGTTACATCTTGTGCAAGCTGATAAGAGGTTTTGCGTTTTTGTCCTACTTTAATTGCCATTTTGATTTTCCCGCGCTAGGCGCTAACAGTCGCAGACTGCATATGAGTTATTTTGCAATAAACCTTCGTCATGCTCACGCGATAACGCTTCACCGTGCAGTCGCTTTTGCCGTAGTTCGTCGGTTCGTTTTATAATATCGAAGAGATACATTGAAATCATTTGCGGCCCCATTGCGCCAGAGTCTACAATATCATCCTCTTGCGTTGTTTTGCCTTTTCCAACTAAGCGCAACGCAGTTTTTGGTTTGTACTTAAGCAGCTGTTGTGTCATTCCGAAATCGCCACTTGTTAATGCGTATTCGTTCTTACGGAGCATTCCTGCAAATGTCATGAGGTACTGATATTTCTGCTTTGAGCGGGGGATCGGAACAAATGTCAAATTGGGCACTTGATGCAGTGTTGCCAAATGAGGGTAGATAGTCTGCAAGGATGCTTGGTAGGCTACGCTCTCAATTCCGCAAGTTGATAAGTGCCAATATGCCATATACTTTACAATCTCGAAAAATAGCGCAATGGGATCAATGCCGTGGTACACATAATAAGAGGCGATTTGCCAACAGTCTTCGTCTTCATTAAATATATGCACTGTGATGACAGTTTTGTGCGCCCATTCCTGGTCTGAAATTGCCAAATCTACTGTCATAAATCCAAGACAGTTTTCATTTGGCACAAGCGGTGCAAGATATTTGATCTCGCTTGCTTTTATCAAGCCGCTTCCGCCTAGTTGTGGCATATTCATCATTTCTGCAAACCAAATGTCTGCCATTCCTGCTTCTTGGTATTCTTTGTAATCTTGTTGTAACTTCCCAAGTGGCCATGCGTCTTTCCAGAGTGGAGTTCCGTCATCTTGCAAACAGCCCATCAAACGAGAATGCCAAAAGGGTGACTTGCAATGCTGCTCAACAAGGGTGACTTGCTCAACAATGTTGCCAATCATGATGATCTTATGACCGAGCTTGTTTAGGCATTTTTTAAACGGCCCGTAAAACCACCGTTTTACTTTCATAAAGCCCGCTTCGGTTGCAATTTGGTCGGGGTCTTCAATATCATCACAAATTGCAAGTTTTGGCCGCTGATTGCCAACATTGATGCCCCGTACTTGCATACCAGTACCTAGCGACTTAAGATAGCAACGTTTTGCGCTGAGTGAATCCGGCAATTTGAACTTGTAGTAGCCATTCCCGTGTTGCTCAGTTTCCCATGTGCATTTGCCAAACACATTGACAAAGTTATCGCAATTGAGAAAAGACCACACATCGTTTGCTGCCTCTTTTGCAATACCCAACGTGTTACTGAGGTAAAGGATGAAATCGACCATGTCGTGAAACATGAAGTAATAAACACAGGTTAGTTTCGCCAATGTTGTTTTCGCGTGATCGCGTGGAATTGCAATACACAATTGCTTCACCAAGTCATGCGTCATGAGGTTGAAGTTTTCTACATGGAAGTCTGGCACAGGCAACGTGAGTTCATCACCCAGGAAAAATTGTATGAAAAATTCAGCATCGTTTTGCAAACTGAGACGAATTGCCTCACGATCAACGCTTACTGCTACTGTTGAATTTTTTGCTGATACTTGACCAAAGGGTGTTGCGTTGGCAACTTCGGGTGCGCTTCGCTCCCCGGCTTGGTTTGTTTGCTTCCGTTGCACTGTTTGTATGCCACCAGAAAGCATCCTTGCGTTTGGCATATCCGTATGCGTGTCCTTACACGGTGATGGCGTGTTTGGTTGCAGATTTGCAGAAGGTATTACAAGTCCCATTGCATTATGGTAACAGCGACAAGCCTTCATCGAATAGGGAAAGCGCATCTCCGTTTGCATCTTCCCCATCGCCAAGCAAGTCGCTAACGTCTTGTGTTGACAAAGAATTGAAAACTTTCTTATCAACTGCTGGCAAATTGCGTGTTTTCGCAACGGTGAAATTTTGCTGGAGGTTATCAACAAAGGTTGCACCGAGGAATATTACTGCATTATCCTGCACAGAACCTCCTGGAAGTTGCGAACGCATTTGTTGCGCACGGCCTCTACTCGCCTTATTTGCCAAAGCTGCGGCCTTCAAAGCAAACTCTTCGTCAACGCCAAAAGGATTTGCCAACTTGATCTTGATAACTTCCAGTGAGTTTGCCTCGATTTCATCCCAGCCATCTGCAACAGTTGCAGCTTGCTCAGTTTTTGCCGTTATGAGTCTGTCCAGCTCGGCTTGCAATTCTTGTGTCTTAACAAGTTGCTCAATTTCGTCTGGGCTTGAAGCTGCTGCAATTGCAATTTGCTCAGAGTTGAAACCCAACATCAACATGCGGGCAATCCGTTCAAGCATTTCTTGGCCAGTCTTTTTGGCAACTGGTTGCTGCACCTCTGTTGGCAAATTCGCAGGTACTGGCGGGGATGCCGATGCCTTGTTTGCAAATTCAGACGCAAAAGAATCTTGCACTTCCAAAGCAGAAATTGTCTCATTTTTTGGGATTGTGATCATAGGCATTTTATACCATATGTGCATGAAGATTGCAACCTTTGGCTGTGTTATTTAACATGTTACTAATTTCGGTGAAAAATTTTTTTGGGAAATAACGTATGATTGCCATTTTATATAGCGGATGCTGCTTTTACAACGTGGGGGGCTTGTCCCCCCTTCCTTTAAGCTTTTGACTTTCGAGCGACGAAGGAGCGAGCGAATTTTTTACTGCCACAGGTAGGCTATATCATCTTGCATTGGAGGGGGATAGTAGAAAGGTTGCACGTCCTTGTGCGTGTGCGATTGCACTTGTTTATTAATGTATACGTGGCAACTCTGAGTAGCGCAGTGCTTCAACCATGCCACATGCACATTGAGCAATGGCAACGCGTAGGGATTGGCGCTGATTGCTTATGTAGTAGCGGTGCATGTATTTGCATTCATCGGCTGTGCATCCTGCACTCTTGTTGTGGGTGATTGTTTGTGCCATGTCGCGCACTGCCTTTTGAAAGGTTGTGAATGAATGGTCAAGGGTTTGCGTGGTTGCAGGCGTTGCCGTGTGGTTGTGCTTGTGCTTGTGTGTTTGCGTTTTCATTGTGTGTGCTCCTTTGCAGGTGTTTTTCGTTTTGCAATCCGTGGCGAAATAAAAAGGCGCATCCTTGCGCGCTTCGTTGTTGGCAAACTT